AATGCCGGAGCAGGCCTCAATTCTAATACAACCTACACCACTTGTGTTGGGTACAATGCTGGGCTGAATACAACTGCCAACGCCAATACACTTATCGGTGCTAATGCTGGCGATGCGTTAACAACAGGATTTTCAAATACTGCTGTAGGTTCCGGTGCGCTAGGAGCAGTAACAACTGGTTGGCATAATGTTGGGATTGGCGTTGGTGCACTTTACGGACTGACTGGGTCTGCAAGACTTAACATCGGAATTGGTAACTCCGCTGGCTACAACCTAACGTCAGGCATTAATAACATCAATATCGGTGATCAGTCGACTGCATCAAGTGCATCGATTAACCATGAGATCACTCTCGGAAATGACAGCCACCTCTATTTTAGGATTCCCGGTCTACAAGCCACTGCGTCGAATGGTGACGTTTTAACTCATAACGCAACAACCGGACGGATAGAGCTAACTGCTCCATCAGGCGGTGGTGGTGGCAGTGGTGATATGACATGGCAAACTGCATGGCCGTCAGACCCAGCATCTGGAAACATTCCTATCGGTAACAACACCCTTACAACTATTCAAAATTCAGGCTACCGGAATGTTGCCATTGGGGATAGTGCCGCCAGACTCCAACAATATGGCGATGATGGAGTTGCGATTGGTTATCTTGCTGGAGAAACCAATGTAAGTTCAGCCAATGTATTTGTTGGGGCTTATGCAGGACGGTATTTAGATTCTGGATCTTATAATGTTGGCGTGGGCTATTACGCTTTAAACCGCAATTCATCAAATGCTAACTACAATGTAGGAATTGGGTATGCCTCCGGGAATGTAATTGAGACGGCGGATTACACTGTCATTATGGGCTACAACGCTAATCCTATAGATGGCGCGGATACTGCTTGCGTCGGGATTGGCGGTTATGCCAAGCCCGGTTTTTACTCCGTTAATATAGGCTATCAATCTGGATACTCCTCTACATTAGGTAGCGACTACAACACTTGTGTTGGTTACCAGACAGGCTATGACCTTGACGGCGGTGACTACAACTGTTTCATTGGTTATCAAGCCGGGTACGCAGGAGGCTCTGGGGCCGGGAATGTCGGGGTCGGCAGATCAAGCATGAGAAACTTGAATGGTGGCACAAAAAATGTCGGGGCCGGCGAGAATGCTGGTTACTACATTACTAATGGTTCACAGAATACTGTTATCGGTGCTGATGCTGGCGCTAGCGGGATCACACTACAAAGTGGGACTAATAACATTTTGCTCGGTTATCAAGCTTCTCCCACCTCCAGCAGTATAACCAACGAAATCACTTTAGGTAATTCCTCAATCACAAGTTTGCGGTGTAACGTCACATCAATCTCTTCACTTTCTGACGAGCGAGACAAGACAAACATTGTTGACATCCCTTATGGCTTAGACTTTATCAACGATATGCGTCCAGTTAAGTTTGATTGGGACAGACGCGATGGATCGTTTATTGGGGAAAAATCGGTGGGCTTCATTGCTCAAGATTTGCATAGTCTTGAAATCGAATACGGTTCACAGCATTACACAAACTTGGTTGATGTTAGTAACCCGGAGCGTTACGAAGCTCGCCCTATGGAAGCTTTCCCAATTATGGTAAAAGCTATTCAAGAACTTTCTGCTAAAGTCGAAGCACTTGAAGCAGAGGTTGCAATACTGAAAGGAGAATGACAAATGGCTGTCAATGATTTAGAACGTGATTTTTTGCGGATGCAACACCAAGCAGACTCGATCCAAGAGATTATTGCCGGGGTCAGAATGCGCGATGCCCCTGACGAAGAAAAGAAGAGTCAAGTCGGAAACTTAGTCCGCTATTTAGAAATGGAACTTCTTGATTCTAACTGGGTAGACAACGGGAAGGATGTTTCTGGATTGCAAGCTATTGCCGCTTCTGGCCGTGCTTACTGGTTAGGATAGGTGCTGGCGCCAATGCACTTAGTTATACTGGAGAAGTATATTCAGTAGACTCTCTGGAGGTAAAAAGTGGATAAGCGTACCGTGGCCTCGGCTCACAAAAGAATTGACAGCATCGAAACTCAATTAGTCGCGCACGAAGCGGTATGCGGTGAGCGTTGGAAGGAAACTATTCTGCGCATCAAGAGAATCGAGGGAGTAATGATAGCAACAGCGGGGAGCATCATTGCCATGCTTGTCGCTATCCTAATGAAGATGACCTAGATGATCTTTGAAGCAATCGCTGTCGGGAAGGTAGCGCTCGATGCTCTTCAGACAGTGCGTGGACTTCTTGAAGAAGGCAAGGGTATTGCCGAAGCTGGCAGAGACCTCGGTAAATTCTTTGATGCAAAAGAGAAGATTGAGGGTCGCATCTCATCTGGCAAGGCGGGTGATGAAGAGTTCTGGGAACTCGAAAAGATACGCGCCGCCGAGAAACAATTTTACGAACAGATGGATTGGTACGGTCGCGCCGGACTCAAGGACGATTACTTGAGATGGCAGAAAACGCGCAAAGAACTCAAAGAGAAAGAGCAGAAGCGTGAGGAAGCTAAGAGACTGGCTAGAAAAAAAGCCATACAGAATGGATTTCTTTATACTGCTGTCGGCATTGCTGTTCTCGGTGTGGTGGGCGGGGCCGTGGCCTTACTACTTTGGATTATTAGTCTTAAAGGAAAGTAGATGATCCTGGTCTTCGCGTTGATAATTGTGATTGACGGGAAGCCACAGCCACAAGATACATCGTACTGGTATAGCATCAATCGGTGTAATTACTTTGCTGAAAGGACCGGGAAGTGGCGTTACAATTACTGGACCAAGCGTAAGGTGGACGCCTACTGCGTACCCAAGAAAGTCAAGAAAGGATCTGTTGAGGTACTGAGATGAGTAAGATATTGGAGACCTATGATAAGGACAAGAATGGCGTTATCGATTCGGATGAGCTTGCTCTTATTGAACTTGAGGATCGCCGTCGTAAGATGGAAGATGAGGACGCTCAAAGAGATTCGATCAGGAAGATGGCGTGGTTTGCGCTCTTTGGTTTACTGCTTTATCCCAGTGGTATTTTTATATGTAGTCTTGTCGGACTTGATAAAGCGGCTAGCCTTATCACTGACATCGCAGGGACATACTTCATAGCAGTGTCCGCCCTTGTTGCTAGTTTCTTCGGAGCCAGCGCATATCAATCAAGGGGGACTAGCAAGTGATACAGGCATTGTTGCCCATGATTGGGGATATCGCTGGAGGCTGGATCAAAGGCAAGGCTGAAGAGAAAGCCGCCGCGTCTAAAGCCAGGGTCGCCAAGGCTGAAGCTGAAGCTGAGGTGATGAAGGTTGCCGCTACGCACGAGGCGTCTTGGGAAAAGATCATGGCCCAGGGTTCTAACGAATCATGGAAAGATGAGGCGTGGACCGTGTGCTTCATCGTGATAATTTCTATGTGCTTCATTCCGCACACACAGCCGTATGTTGCTAGAGGGTTTGAGGTCTTATCCACCACGCCTGATTGGTTTCAGTGGGCAGTGTACGCAAGCATCGCGGCAAGCTTTGGTTTGCGTGGAATGAAGGGGCTGAAGAAGTAAGTGAGGTATATGGATATGGACGTAGATAAGTTAAAAGACCAACTAATTCTACATGAAGGCTTAGAGCTAAAGAGTTACCAATGCAGTGCAGGATTCATAACGCTCGGGGTCGGGCGCAACGTCGAAGAGTTAGGCATCACCGAAGACGAAGCCAGATACCTTTTGGACAACGACATACTGAGAGTGACCAAGGAACTGGACGACAACCTCCCGTGGTGGAGGGACCTGAGCGAAGTACGCCAGAGAGTCCTAGTTGATATGGTATTCAATCTCGGCATCAGTCGATTCCTAAACTTCAAGAATATGATTGCCGCACTAGAAAGCGGGGACCATGAAGAGTCAGCCGCTCAAATGTTAGACAGCCGTTGGGCAGACCAAGTTGGTCAGCGAGCTACACGCCTGGCGACTGCAATGGTTGAAGATACGCTGGAGGTTTGACATGAGTCTTTACGAGAACATGAATAAGCGCAAGAAGAAAGGCACATCGCGCCCTGCGAGTGAGTCAACGATTAGCGATAAGACTTACTCTATGATGCGGCGCAAGACCGGCGGGTTTAAGAAGAAGGATAAGGACAATGGCTAGCTCTCCTGCATGGACTCGCAAGGAAGGCAAGAACCCAAAGGGTGGGCTGAACCAAAAGGGACGGGACTCTTATAAGGGTGGCACCCTAAAGGCGCCCGTAAAGAAAGGTGACAACCCGCGTCGCGCTAGCTTCCTTGCAAGGATGGGCAACATGAAGGGGCCGGAAAAGAAGAACGGTGAGCCAACAAGATTGCTCTTGTCACTCAGAGCCTGGGGAGCATCAAGCAAAGCTGACGCCCGTGCAACAGCAAGGGCTATCAGCAAACGGAATGAAGCCAAAGGTTAGCGCATCCATCTAGGGGCGCAGGTTACATCTACTACGATCGATGTAGGCCTTCCGTTAATTGCTCTCTTTGTCCATATCGGAACGGCACGGAGACCTGATGTCTCGCACTCCTTGATAGCATCAATAGTTTCTGATCTCGACATCGCATACAGCGTGTCCTCTAATACCAAAGTTTGATTTGGCGTTTCGCTCGTAGGCTTAGACGCCCCGCTAAAAGCGGAGCATCCTTGCACTGCGGCGCATATGAGCATGATTGTAATCATCTTCATTTTTTGCTCCGACTATCTGTGTTAAGTACAGCGTCTGGGTTGCGCAGGAATATTGACTGATTCTGAGGCTTCTTCCTGTGTTCAATGTCGAGCCTATGAATGTCCATCCTGTTTGCAATCCACGCCTGCCTCAATAGTTTACGCCAGTGATGTCCAGCTTGACCCATTGTCCCCACCTTGATTCCTAGCCTGCGGTTGCTGTCGCTCTTGCGGCTCATTCACATAAAGGTCTGCATAGCATGTCGCCGGGAATGCTTTGACATCACCCCCAGGAATGCGCTTCTTGATTGTCATCTGTAGTTGCATGCCGTTGTCATGCATCAGTTTATGAATCTGATCAACGATAGCCTCCTGCTCTGGGGTCATCGGATTCCTGCGACGGGACGCTTCGTCCCATCCGTTATCCAATTGCAACCAGCACTGCACCTGATAGGTTTCGTTAGCTGGCATGTCGGCTTTAAGTTTCACTTCGGCTTTTGATATCTGCGCTCTTGGCATGATGCTCTCTCCTTTGTTAGAACGGTATGTCGTCTTCTGTGTTTGGGTTAGGTAATGGGGCTGGGGTTGGGTCGTCGTTTGGGGCTGGTGCCCCACCATCACTCGGAACCTCTCCTTCTCCTGGGGACTCAGTAATCTTCCCCGCTCTCTCCTTGACAGCATTTTTAACTAACTCCGCGTTGGCTTTGTTTTGTTTTTCAAACTGCTCAAGTTTGTTGGCGTTTGCGGCCAGCCACCCTTGCAGTTCTCCTTGTGTCTGAATGTTATTCACCTGGCGAATGTAGTCCTCCGCCAGTTCAGCGCCAGTGCGTACGTTCGCGACTGGAGCAGGTTTTGCTGTGCGCTTGCTGTTCTCCTCCTTTGCTTTCTCTTTGCGCCCGACTCCATCAAGCTCATTTGCGCTGGCATACTCCCCACCGCTGAGACCGATAGCACTGAGCGCCCTACCGATTGCAGAAGTTTCGCAGTTCTCTATGGCTGAAGTCTTATTGACTAAGCCTACGTCGCGCAATTCTTCTGCATGCCCTGTGCCGAGAGTGACCGAGGGCGAGTCAATAGTATGGATGATCGCCTTAACAACGACGCGAGTGCCGTCATCGATAAGTATCTGTGTCGAGACACCAACGTCCAACCCGTGATGTTCGCGCAATGCTTCCATTCGATGGACAACCTGCGTGTATAACTTGCCGCCTTTCTGCGTAACGCCATGCGTCTTGTTCAGTTCAGCAACGTGGGCCATTGTGTCAGCCCACTTCTTTCTAGTCTCCATTATTCGATGCTCCATATTGATCGTGCTTCTTGTAAATATCCCTCTGGAGCGTTCCATCCTAGGTTATCCCAATCGGGATAGACCAAAGATAGCAACTCGTGAGGGGTTCTTGCGGCCTTCAACATATTCTCAGTGATACGATTCATCAGCCTTATCTGCTTCACAACTTCCTCCAGATACTCTGGCTTCAATTGATCGCAGTTATCTTGGTTTAAGATTCTGTAGTCATCTTTGTTTGCGTATAGTAGCCACACCGGCTTGCGTCCATTGATCTCCCATCCACCGGCGACCTGATAGACGTTCGCAATATCGAAGCGACCACTCAGATCTTTGGGTAAATTGTTATTAGCGAACCCACTCTTAGTCCGTGAGTTGCGGGTAGACCATTTAGTTTTGAGGTCACCTACTCCTGCATAGTCAGGCAGGTTCTTGTGCCCAAGCTCATTCCCAGGCAGTGCCCCGTATAACTCTGTCTCTCCGAAGATCTCCGAGCCAGCCATCACTTCCCGCAAACCAGCTAGTGCGCTCTGTATCACGCCCTCTAGCTCAGTCTCATACTGCGTCCACTTTGCGGCGTCGATGCCGTCATCCCAATCGCGTGGGATGTACTTCATGTACTGTTGATAAGTAGACGCCATAACTTCTGCGGGGTCTTTACGTTCAAGCAGGATTGCATCACATGCAGACTGAACCAGCCTGCCGCATAGCATGTTGGCATTGTCTGAACCATTGTATCCTTGATCCAGCCGGTAGATAACTTCCCATGCCTGTTCTTGTTGCACGTTATCAGAGTCCGGATTCTTGATGACCTCCCAGGCGCCCCTTACTTTAGGACGGACCACGCATTTATCGAAGAACACTTTCGCTTGGTCGCGGTTCTTCATGTTGGAATGCCAGAAATAATTGTGGCGTCTCGCCCAATCAGGGATGATCATGACTGAACCCCCGTACCATGAAGCTCTTCAATTAGCTTTCTAACATATGCTTTGGACTTCATCCGCCTTGGTTTATTAGCTGACGATGCGCTACCTGCAGATACCTTGCGCACGTTTCTGTTGTGTCGCTCTGTCGGTTGCACCTGCACCGGAGCCAGCACTTCTTGGTAAAAGTTTTGGAGCGCGAGCCGCATTCTATTGTTGCGAATCCTGTACAACTTACGGACCTTAGCTTCAGTCAAGCTGTAGCGTTTAGCAACTGACGCAATGGGTTCGCCTCTGTCAACTAAATCACAGATACGACCGATAGCCCCTAGGATATCAGAGACTACCCGATCAACGTGGTGGTCCTCCGTGGCGTGCCTGATTAAATCTAAATACTGATGCATATTTCACCTCACAAATTGCTAATGATTTCTTTTTTTACATGCACGATAACGCTCGTGTACCACCCAGGCGCTCGGTCATAAATGATCTCTATGTGCCTGGGGTATTTCTCTAAGGCAGTATCGAAAAACTTGGCGAAACTATGTGACCCCCCGTAATACACGAAGGAATGTTTGATCTCAGGTACGGTAGTGTACGCGCCGAAGTTTGCGTTAATTGCCGCAACCATCGCTCGCATTTGTACACGAAAACTTCCCTGCATAATTTCAAAATCCCACGCTTACATATAGTGTCTTAGAAAAATACTTGGTCAGCGTATTCTTGTTGACGTATCATGTCAACCATCGATAAAAGTCTGATTCATCGTGACGCAGACTGAAACAGGATGGGACAATGACACTAGATCAATGGCGCAAAAAACGAGGGTATAGCTACCGGGCATTAGCTCAAATGATAGGGGCTTCTCATGCTTCTGTGGTTCGCAGATGGTGTATGGACTTGGATGATGATGACTTCATGATTCCGAAAACGAAGTACATGCTGGTCATTTTGGAGGTCACAGCGGGCGAGGTACAGCCAAACGATTTCTACATTCGGAGGTCGAAGTGAGCGGTGTCAATGGCAGAAACAAGGGGGCCGCGTTTGAACGGCAGATTGCGGGCATGTTGCGTGATCAATTGGGCATCGACTGCAAGCGCAATTTGATGCAGACGGCAGAAGGTGGTCACGATTTGATTGGTTTGCCGGGGTTCGCGATCGAGTGCAAGCGATACGCTGTGATCAGTCACGGAAAATTAGACAAGTTCTGGGCGCAATGTGTCTCACAGGCACAGAGAGTCGATCTAACGCCATGTTTGATTGTGAAAGGTGATAGACAGCCGGTCAGAGTTTTCATCCCTTGGAGCGGCTTAGGTTGGGACGCTTATCAGTGGGACAATTTTAATTGTGCGGCTGAAATTTCGTTTGAATTATTTTGCGCAATCGTTCGCGAAGGGTTGACCAAATAATCTAAAAGCATTACGCTCCGCTTGCGGTCCCGGAGGGGTACGTGTTCAGAACACGTACGTGTTAAGCATGTACGTGTTACTAAACACTTTCTTATTCAAAACACTTTCAATGCACGTGCTATGCACTGTCTCAAATTCTGTGGATAACTTTCAGGCAAAAAAAAAGCCCGGCGAACCGGGCTGAAGACACACAGGGGAGTGTGTTAGATAGTCAGTGAGTGACGATACACGATCGCCATCACTGTTCCAAAGTGTTTTTGATTGGGTCTAACCGCACGATACCCCTGATGAGTGCGGCTAATGTGCATCACGCTCAGATGATTGCGGAGCATGATTGATTTTGCATCCGCTAGCGCATCTAGCGGATTGAGTTTGAATCCAAACATGGATTGTCCTTGAGCCTGTATTGGGCAAATCGTTTGCCGTTATGTTTAATCATGGTCGAGGTGATATTGTATCCCCTTCCTCTCAGATCATAAATGCGAGCAGACAATCGCATACAGCCAATTTCCATCGTGGATTCCCACTGAGTGATTGAACCATTGCGTTTCATGAATGCCAAAATAAGGTCGCATTGAGCGCCCTTGGTTTGCTCCTCGGTTGAGTCGAAGTCTTCAGACGGATCGATTGTACGAACGATCGCTGATAGTGCGGCAGGGCCGCTCTCCATTGTGCGTTCTGCGAAATCGTCTGCCGCATTTTTGCTTTCAGCATAAAAAGTGACAGTCCCGCCGTCAGAATATTCAACGTCGATTGCGTGCTTCATATTGTATTTCCCCTTGATGTGCGACCTGTCTTATCAATACGGGTAGGTCACATCCCGTAGACCGGGCGAACCCGGTTTCGACTATGCAAGATGGTTCAAGTGGTGACGCTTGAGCAACCCAAACAAATATTTTGTCGAGCTTTCTAGCTCATCACCAAACACTCTGAACTCTGTGTGCAATACGCACTCTTCCATGAACATTGGGACAAAGTCACAGTCGAAGGGTTCGTCATAATCAAGCTCATCCTTGACCATGTTGTAAACCTGTTCGCATGACACAGCCAACTCTGAGATCTTGTCTCTTGTATGAGCCATGCCGTGCTGTCTTCTAAACGCCTTCAATTCGTGATCGTCGTCCAATTCTTGGAAGTATTCATTGATGACCTGCGCTGTGAACAGCAGTTGGTCAGCCTGAATTCCGCATACTTTTTCATTAAGAATATTTTCCATTGTATTTCCCCTATGTGATTGCCCTGACATCGTCAGATCGGGTAAGGCAAGGTTCCCGATGACGCACCCGGAGGTGCGTTTCGTCTATGCAAAAAGCTCATCAAATTCAGCAACCTGAATTGATAGAACCGATGTGGCTTTGTTGTCGAGACCAATGATGACCTCGATTGCACGGCCTTGGTTGCTATGCCAGACAGCGGTCAGTCCGGCATCTTCAAGATCATGCACCAGTTGCTGTGCATGCATGTGCATCTGCGCTTCCCGGCGGTCACCTTTCGGATACCACGGGAAATTAACGTAAACCTGAAAGCCGTTGGTCTCTAGATCATTCGCCAGCACACTGTCGCTCCAGTCCGCATGCGATTCAGTCCAGAAATAGCATGGTTGGTTAAGCTCCTCCATGCGGGCTTTGAACTCCTTGAGCATAGATTTGTTGAGACCTACGCGGGCAGAGACTTTACGCTTGGGCCTGCTGTCACGCATGACACTTTTGAAAGTTTCATACTGAGCCGCCTTGATACGCTGAATGATTTTCATGTGATTCATAATGCTTCCCCTGTGTGTGTCATCCTGTCTAATCATGCCGGGTAGGATGAGGTTCCCGACGACACACCCGAAGGTGTGTTTCGACTCAAAGGCAAATGCGTATACGTTCGATGGTGTGCTTGCCGCGTACCAGCCGGTGATCGACTTTGACGCGACGGCCAACGAAGGCATGCCAGTCATGCGCTTGCACCCAATTGGCATTGCAGGGTGTGTAAAAGCACTCTGCTGTGCCGGGCTTGTTACCGATCAATAGCATCCAACGTGGGTTGCCATTACGTGTGTTCAGTTCGCGTGATACTTGCAGTACGTTTGCATGTGTTTCCATGATATTTCCCCTGTATGTGCCACCCTGTCTTATCAATACAGGTAGGGTGAGATTCCTGTAGACGCCCCGGAGGGCGTTTCGACTATGCCATTTCAACCGTTTCTTCTGTCACGTACTTGCATGTGTATGTGACCTCATCGCCTTTGAATCTATCGAACACCTTGAAGTGCTTAGCGACAAATCGAAACTCGATATCTTTACGGCCTCGATACGCATGTTCATTTTGAAACTGCCAGTTGACAGCTTTGAGATACCCAACGTCGAAATCATCGTCTGGACTCGGTTCAGCGTCGAATGTTCCACCGGGATGTGACACCCGTTGAACTTCAAGCATCGGTATCCATTGTGATGTCTTCCATTCAGACCACTTGCGGCCCTCTTTTTTGCGGTATTGACATGCATATGAATTGGCTTGGATTAGA